TTGGAGATGAAGCACACCTCTTCAAGTCTAAGTCATTGACTGGCATTATGACAAAGCTTCATAATGCAAAATACAGATTTGGTTTTACTGGCACCCTTGACGGTAGCAAAACACATAAGTGGGTATTAGAAGGTTTATTTGGTAATTGTGAGCGTGTAACTAAAACAGATGATTTAATACGTCAAGGGCACCTAAGTAAATTTAGGATAAAAGTTCTTCTTTGTAAACATGCTCCTCAGCATTTTGAAACATATCATGATGAAATTGATTATTTGGTTCAGCATCGTGGCAGAAATAATCTGATCAAAAACCTAGTCAAGGACTTGGAAGGCAACACTCTTGTGTTGTTCAACTATGTGGAGAAGCATGGGGAACCACTTTACGATCTAATAAATAACACTATAGACCCCGAGCGGAAAATCTTTTTCGTTCATGGTGGAACTGATGTAGAAGACCGAGAGCAAGTCCGACAGATTACTGAGACTGAGAACAACGCTGTTATCATTGCATCCTACGGAACTTTCTCTACTGGCATTAACATCAAACGATTACACAACATTATATTTGCTTCCCCAAGTAAGTCGCGCATCCGCAACCTCCAGTCCATCGGACGTGTCCTCAGGAAAGGCGAAGGCAAAGATATCGCAACCTTATACGATATTGCCGATGATATCGGCGGACAGAACTACACCTTACGACATTTGAATGAAAGAGTAAACATTTATAATGAAGAGAATTTCAAGTATGAGGTTATAAAAGTAAACCTTAGAGCAAATTAAATATGGAAGAAGAATTCCTAGCAACTATAAAATTAATTACAGGTGAAGAAATTGTATCCAAAGTTTCTTATATGCCAGACGATGACAGTCTGGTATTAGAAAATCCAATGGAAGTTACATACGTAGACCAACAAAGGAAAAACGCAAAGGTACAAGGATTCTCATTAAGCGAATGGATTCATTCAACTTTTGATCACATGTTTGTATTACCTAAACAACATGTCATTACAATGACAGAAGTTGAAGATGAAAGAATTCAAAAGTTCTACAACGAATCTGTTGAAAAACATATTCTTCAACTCACTACATTTAAAGAATCTTTTGAACCCCAAAAGTTTACTCGTAAGATGGGGAACCTAGGTTCTATCAAAGAGATGAAAAAGTCTTTAGAAGATATCTATAAAAGAAGCTAAAAGCTACTACTTCTCTTGAACCCTGACAGAGTTATTCTACTGAGTTTCTGAGGATGTGTCAAGCTTGACATCTTCATTGTTATGAACTACAATTAAAACATCTTAAATAGTTCTCATGAAGAAAAAGACAGAGTATTACGTCAACAACAAAGAATTCCTTGAGGCGATCTCTGTCTATCGGAATAAAGTGATCGCCGCTAAGGAAAAGGGTTTGGAACGACCACGTGTCCCAAATTACATTGGAGAATGCTTTCTCAAGATTGCTACACACTTATCATACAAACCAAACTTTGTCAATTACATGTTCCGTGAGGACATGATCTGTGATGGTATTGAGAACTGCCTCCAGTACATTGACAATTTCAATCCAGAGAAATCTTCCAATCCTTTCGCTTACTTCACCCAGATCATTTACTACGCTTTCCTTCGTCGCATTCAGAAAGAAAAGAAACAGATGGAGATCAAGAACAAAATCCTTGAACGCTCTGGATACGATGAAGTCATGCACACCGACACATATGATGGTACAATGGCTGGCATGAACGCTTCCTATTCTGACATGGGCAGCATCAAAGAAAACATTGAAATTAGGATGAACCGATGACGACTAGAACTTTTGTTGACAAAAACGGTAACACCTGGGAGTGGGATGAAACTAAAGAAACACAGAAAGCGGTTGAACGCCTACATCAAACTATTCGGGAGATGAAAGCAAAGGAAGATAAGAATGGAAAGTGAGTATGAGTGGTTTGAAACACCCTATGGAAAATTCAGAGTCTCAGCTTCAAGGTTTGGAACGTGGAATAGCTTTGGTGAGGATGGTACGCCACTCATCACAGGACTTACGAAAGACGTTGTTGTGGCGGGAACGAGATTCCACATGGAAGGTGTCGCTACCAACTGGGCAAACTGCACAACTTCCCAGCAATTTGATGGAGTAGTTGGAGGTAAACTATGAAACCGACTGAGAACTACGAACAACTACTTGAGCGTTTTAACAAGCGAACTGCTCAACTTACTGCTAGGGCAGATGAATTGTATGATTCATATTCTGAGTACGTGAAGATTCAAGAAGATCTTGCACGACTGCAGGGTTCACTGCAAGCAGTGGAGTATCTTGCATATGGTAAACTGCCAGGTGATGGCAATCATGATGGAATGAAGGATCACAAACCCCAATGAAAATTGCACTGATTACTGACCAGCACCTAGATGGACGCAAAGGTTCTCTAGCATTCTGGAACTACTTCCAGAAGTTTTATGATGATATCTTTTTTCCCACGCTAGAAAAGAAAGGTGTCAAGGTTATCTTTGATTTGGGTGACACATTTGACAACCGAAAGTCTATGGACTTCAATACTTTTCATCGTGTACGTGAAAATTATTTTGAGAGATTGAAACCCTACAATGTACATATGTTGCTGGGTAATCATTGCACGTATTACAAGAATACAAACAAGATTAACTCACCAGAACTTCTGCTAGAGCAGTATGACAACATCACAATCTACTCAGAACCAAAGCACCTCAAACTCGGAAGTAAAAAGTTTCTCATGCTTCCTTGGATCAACAAAGAGAACTCTGATGAGGTCTTGGGGCTACTTGAGACGAGTGAAGCAGACATTTGTTGCGGTCATCTTGAACTCACAGGATTTGAGGTGACACCTGGAATGAGGATGGATCATGGAATGGACGCTGGATTATTTCATCGTTTCAAGCGTGTGTGGTCAGGACACACCACCATAAATCAAAGAAAGGGAATGTTCAATATCTCGGCAATCCCTATCAAATGTTCTGGAATGATTACAAGGATGGTCGCGGGTTCCATATCTACGATACTGAAACTGACCGACTTGAGTTCATCCCAAATCCTTACGAGATTTTTGAGAAGATCTTCTATGACGACACAAGTGTGGACTACAACAAACAGGATGTGTCTAGTTATAAAGACAAGTTCATCAAACTTGTCGTCAACGAAAAACGAGACTACCAGATGTTTGAAACATTGGTTGATCGTCTTTACAACGTAGGCGTCCATGATGTCAAGATTGTTGAAACTTTGGTTGACGCAGACGACACAGAAGATATTGAGATTAATGTGAAGGATACACTAACATTGCTATCTGAATACATTGACGAGATTGATTTGCAGGTAGATAAATCCGACCTCAAAAAATTAATGCAATCTCTCTACATAGAATCATGCGAAGTTACGTAAATGAATGTTCATAATCACTCTTAGAGACCAACCATCTGGAATCTATTCCGTATATAATGAACAAAAAGAACGCATCATCCCAATCTTTGAGGAGGAAGATGATGCGCTTCGCTATGTTTTTCATCTAGATGAAGATGAAGACACCCCAGATCTGGAAGTCATTGAAGTTGATGAAGAAGCAATCGTAATTGCTTGTAGATATCAGGGTCAAAAATTTTCGGTAATAACCTCTGACGATTTTATTATTCCTCCTGCTGATTTAGAATGATTACTTTTAAAACTATTCGTTGGAAGAACTTTCTCTCCACGGGAAATGTCTTCAGTGAAATTGATTTGACAAATGGTAGAACCAATTTAATCGTTGGAACAAACGGAGCAGGTAAGAGCACTATCTTGGATGCTCTTACTTTTTCTTTGTTTGGAAAACCATATCGCAAGATTAATAAACCAGCGTTGGTTAACAGTATCAATGAAAAAGATTGCTTGGTAGAGATTGAATTCTCCGTTGGGAAGATTGAATATAAAATTGTTCGCGGTATTAAACCGAACAAGTTTGAGATCTATTGCAACGGTCAACTGTGGAACCAAGAAAGTAGTCTTGTAGAACAGCAGAAAAACTTTGAGCAAAACGTGCTCAAGATGAACTACAAATCATTTACACAAATTGTAGTTCTTGGGTCGTCAAACTTCGTCCCTTTTATGCGCTTGCCTTTAGCGCAACGTCGTGAGATTATTGAAGACATTCTTGACATCCAAGTGTTTTCTACCATGAACGTTCTACTGAAAGATAAGGTACGAGAGAACAATGATGAATTGAGAGAGATTGATTATCAGGTTGATCTTCTGAAAGACAAAATTGATATGCAGAAACAACATATGATGTCTCTGCAACAAAGAACCCAAGAAGAGATTGATCGTAAACAAGAAAAAGTAAACGAGTATAAAAAAACTGAACTCCAAGGTGCTGAAGATGTGTTGGTTTTGACACAACAAATCAGTAAACTTAATGAAGAAATGCAAGCGTATCAAAACGCTGGAGAAAAGATCAAGAAGTTAAACACTTTTCTTACCAAAGTTCAAGTAAAAATGAATACATGTAAGAAAGAACATGAGTTTTTTGAGAAGAACCATGTGTGTCCTACCTGCACTCAAGAACTTTCCGATACACTTCGTAACGAAAAGATTGAATCTGGTCAGACTAAACTTGATGAGATGGATGTTGGTTTCCAAGAGATCAAGTCTGCAATTGAGGAAGAAGAGTCCCGATTTGCAAAGTTCACTGAGTTATCTACTGAAGTCAACAACATCAACACTAGTATTTCTCAAACTAACTTCCAGTTGATGACTATCCGCAAACAAGTGGAAGCACTGCAGGATGAAATCAAAGAACTTGAAGGTGATAATGTTGACAAGAAAGCAGAGTTTGATAAACTGCAAACTCTTGTAAACAGTAAGAAGGATTTAGGCAAGCAACATGCTAATCTGAAACAGGACCGAGATGTCTTGACGACAGCAGGTCAACTCCTCAAAGACAATGGTATTAAGTCTAGGATTATCAAGACCTACCTTCCTACCATGAATAAGTTGATTAACGATTTCTTACAAAGA